GGTCACGCTGACGTGTTAGGCGGCTGAGCTTCATTGGCTCTCACCGGCAGTGCGTCTTGCGCGACCGAGTGGTTGTGAACATTCGATCGTGCAGTCAGTGTGCCCGCGCGCACTTTCGTTCCGTTCACGGAAGCTGCGTGATTCTCACACGCACTAGAGGAAGCGTTGTGTGAAAATTGACTGCACGATCGAATGTTCACAACCACTCGGTCACGCTGACGTGTTAGGCGGCTGAGCTTCATTGGCTCTCACCGGCAAACGTCTTGCGCGCTTCTGGTTGATGAACATCAGACAGGGTGTGTCTTCGTTGGCGACACCTCAGACCTGCGAAGGGCCGGGGCGTGCAAAACTTGCAGCGCGATCTTACGCGCGCTTCAGGGGCCTTCGCTTTCCCCAGGATTCCAACCGGGTCTCTCCGGTCTGGCGGGCTCTCCGTGACGCCCTGGGTTTCGTTCGATCTGTCTCTGTCTTCAAAGGGACAGTAGGTGATCTAACGGTAGGCGCAACGGTAGGTGAAGGAAAATCGTAGTTATTTTTCCTGGTGGCGTCCGGGAGCAGGAGGGCTACAAACCAGTGGTGCCCCGGATCAAGGGATCCGGGGCACCTAGGCATCCACACAGGAAGGGAATCGAATGACCGACTCCGCAGCAGAATGTACAGACATACCCACCCACCAGCAAGCGCTCGTTTTACTTGAGGAAAACGTCCCAGATTGCTGGGTTCCTGGGCTCACGATCATCTGTGGCCCCGAGCCCCACACCCACGGACCCGAGCGCGAGCCCTGCACCGGCAACCGAGGCAAGCGCCCGCTCGAACCTGGGTTTAATGTCAACGCCGTCGAGCGGTACAAACGATTCAAGCGCGGCGAGTACCACATCCCCAGCGCCCGAGCTGCGATGGCGAAGCACATGGCGAAGGGCGGGAACATCGGGCTCGTCCCGCCGCCCGGTGTAGTCATCCTCGACGCCGACACGAAAGCCACCGTCGATCTATTGCGGACGACGCTCGCGGCAGGCACGCCGTTCGAGAAGCGAGGCGACAACAAGGCACACTACCTCGCACGCTACGACAGCGCGGACATTGATCTCAAAAGTAAGCAGCTCAAGTGGACGACCGATGGCGAAGAGTTCGCGCTCGACCTCCGCATCCCCGGCAAGTCGCTCGCGGTCATCGCGCCTAGCAGACACAAGAGTGGCGAAGACTACCAATGGTTCGAGCCACTGCCCGCGCACTGAGACCCGAGTCAACCCCGAAGAGATGCCCGGTCACGATCGACTGCGCGCCTACGTCAATCGATGGTGCCGCTACAGCAAGACCCAAGAGGCAGTCTTCGAGAAGGGAGTTGAGTATGCGGGAGAGATCTACAAGGACCGCCCCGAGCGACTCGCGGGGGTTGTTGCAGCGGGTGGCGAGCTTGCGCGCCTTGTTAGCTCGGCATGGGATAAGTGGGGTTCAGCAAACCCTCGCGAGCGCGACCGCACGGACGCAGGCTTCGTTGAACTCTTCGAGGCCACCTACCCCGTCCTGCGATGGGAGTTCGTCGTCGAAGCCAAGTCCTGGCGCATGTGGGACGGGCAGACATGGCGCGAGAGCCACGAAGAGTTCCTAGGCACGCTGGTAGGTGGCATGGAGCAGCGGCTGTTCGAGGACGCCGCCCGCGCCGTGAACGATCAAGACCTGCGTGACCAGCTCGCGCTGATGTCGCGCGCGCTGCGGCAGGCGTCCAAGGTGAAGTCGATCGTCGCCTGCATGCGGTACATGTTCTCTGTCTCGATCGGCATGTTCGACATGAACCCCAACCTCGTGACGCACCCGGCGGGTCTCGGTGTGCCTGCCGTGACCGTCAACCTGCGGACCTGGGCGACGTATGAGCCCCGGCCCTCGGATCGCATCACCAAGTGCGTCAACGCGCCCTATGTAGTGGGGATACGGAGCGCGGAGTGGGATGCGTTCCTCGACGCAGCGCTCGGCAACATCGAGACCCGGCGCTACTTCCAGAAGGCGTTCGGGCTGTCGATGTCGGGCTCGGTTCGCGAGCACGTCTTCATGTTCCTGTTCGGGATCGGTGGCTCGGGCAAGTCCACGATCCTGAACGCCATGGCGAACTCGATGGGGGAGCTGGCTGCCAAGTGCGCGATGGAGACCTTCACTGGCAACCAGAGCACCGGCAGCTCACCAACGCCCGACATCGCACGCCTCAAGGGCGTCAGGCTGGCGATCTGCAGCGAGATCGGAGAGAAGGCACGGCTCGGTGCTCGCATGAAGGATCTCACGGGTGGTGACACCATTGTGGGTCGCCCACTCTTTGGCAAGGTCATCGAGTTCAAGCCTCAGTTCACTGCCTGGGTGGGCGGGAACAAGGAGCCCCAGGCGGACTTCATGGACACGGGCGTGTGGCGTCGGGTGCGCCAGATCCCGATGGACAATGAGTGCAAGAACCCCGACGGCGAGCTGCCGGATCGATTGGAGGAGGAGGTTGCACAAGCCGCCATCTTGCAGTGGGCGTATGAAGGGCTGCGCGCGTATCAGCGCGAGGGTCTCGGGTCATGCCCCGCGGTCGAACGCGCGACTGCGAACTACCGCGCACGACTCGATCCGATCGAGGATTGGTGGAACGAATGCGTTCACACGGGGCCAGGGGAGCGCACTTCTGTCACAGAAACTTTCACGCAATATGTGGCCTGGATGGACGAGCACTTCGGTAGGTGGACGCCAGGGGAAGTAGCGCGCCCAAGCAAGCGAATGTTCGTCGAGCAGCTCAAAGAGCGGGGGGTGCTGTCGGTGCGAGGGACGGGCGGCAAGCGCGTGTTCGAGGGTTTGGTGCTTTTGGACGGTAGTTTGAGTGACTCTCGATCGAGTGTCGAAGAGCTGCCCAACCTGCCGGACGAACAGGAGTAATCCTGTTTGACAGTAGTTTCGAGTGACTCTCGAAGGAAAATGTTGATAGCTCTCGGGGGAGGTAGTAAATATCTAGAGCTATGAGAATTTGGGGTTTGAGCGTCACTTGAGTCACTCTCGCCCACCAGCGACACCAAACCGCGCCCGCGGTGTAAGTATTCGACGGTAGGCGCGACGTTAGGCGAACGGCGCTCAGGCGCTGGCGTAGGCAGGGTAGGTGGGTATTCTACGCGCGTGATCCGATCCAAGAAGCCACGCGCTCTTACTGTGCTGCAACAAGACTTCGTCACTGCGTACCTTGGGATGCCGCTAGACAAGCGCGACATCGAGAAGGCTGCTCTGCAGGCGGGTTACTCGGAAAAGACGGCCTACGCGTCTGGGCGGCGTCTGCTGACGAACTCGTTGGTGCAGCGAGCGATACTTGAACGAATGCCGAAGGAAGCGATGGAGCTGGCTGTGATTGACAGCGCGTGGATGTTGCGGGAGCTGGCGAACCTTTGGGAGACCCCACTCGGTGCGCTCTTCGAGGACGGCAGGCTGCGACCCATTGACCAGATGCCCGAGGCCGCGCAGAAGCTCATCGCCGGGTTCGAGATCACCGAGCTGACCGAGCTGGATGATGAAGGTGAGCTGGTGACCAGCACGCGCGTCGGCAAGATCAAACTCATCGACAGGCTGCGCGCACTCGAAGACATCGGCAAGCACACGAAGGTTCGAGCCTTCGACTCTCCCGAAGAGAAAGAGATTCAGAGTTCATTCGCACAGCTGCTGCGCGCTGCAACAGCCGCGCTCCCCACGTCCACGCTCACCGAGCTGGACATAACACCAAAGGAAGACTGATATGGATGCGACGAATGGCAGGCAGGGATCAGGACCGCGGATGATCCGAGGTGAAGGCATGAAGTCAGCGGGTGGGATCTACTTCGCGAAGGGGCCCGAGTTTCATGCGAAGTTCATGGGCGAGTTTATGATGCCTCGGCGCGCGGAGCTGGTGGCGATGCTCGTCGCATCGACCATTCAGTCTGGCGTGGATGTCACCAAGCTGGAGCCAGGGCAGCGGAAGGACATCGCGCGCGGTGCCTACAGGATGGCGGACGATATGCTGATCATCGAGCGCGAGACGCTCGATGAGCGGATGGCCGAGTATTGGGATCTGTACATGTCGCACTCGAAGGAGACCGACGACGTGATGGCAGCGGTCGAGGACTCGCACAAGGACTACTCGCTCAGTGAGTGAGGGATGAACGTCAACGCGATCAGCGCCAAGATCCTGGCAACCTGCCTGCATGATCCGCTCAAGTTCGTCAACACCGTCTATCCGTGGGGTCAAGCGGGGACCGTGCTTGAGAAGGTCAAGGGTCCACGGGCTTGGCAGAAGGAAGTGCTGATCGAGATCGGTGAGCACCTAATAAGCTCACGCAAGCACGAGCCGCTGAAGATCGCTCGGGCCTCGGGTCATGGGATTGGCAAGACTGCGCTGATGTCCTGGGTGAATCAATGGGCGATGTGTACGATGGTCGAAGCGCGCGGCGTCGTCACTGCCAACACCGAGAGCCAGCTCCGAACCAAGACTTGGCCCGAGCTTCGCAAGTGGTACAACCTGCTCGCGGTTAAGGATCTGTTCCGCGTGGACAACACGGTGTTCCGCTGTGACGATCACGATTACGAGATGACGTGGCGTTCGGATGCGATCCCTTGGTCGGCCAACAACACCGAAGCGTTCGCTGGTCTGCATAACGTCGGCAAGCGAATCCTTGTCGAGTACGACGAAGCCTCAGCTATTGACGACAAGATCTTCGAGGTGACCGAGGGTGCGCTGACCGACGCCGAGACCGAGATCGTCTGGTTGATCATGGGCAACCCGACGAGACCAGTCGGCAGGTTCTATGACTGCTTCAACATCCAGCGCCATCGCTGGAGTCATAAGCAGATTGACGCGCGCAATGTCGAAGGTACGAACAAGAAGCAGCTCGCCGAGTGGGTCGAGGATCATGGCGAGGACTCAGACTTCGTTCGCATCCGAGTGCGTGGCATGTTCCCGCGCAGTGGGACCAACCAGCTCATTGGCACCGACATCGTGACCGAAGCTCAAGAGCGAGACCTCGCACCTCGCATAACAGATCCGCTCATCTTCGGTGTGGACGTGGCGCGCTTCGGCGACGATCAATCCGTGCTCGGTACGCGCAAAGGTCGGGCGTATGGGATCCACGGGATCTTCAAGTGGCGGGGGCTCGACAACGTCCAACTAGCGAACAAGATCGCAGAGAAGATCATCGAGCTGCATCCACATTACGTCTTCATCGACGGCGGTGGACCGGGTGGTGGCGTGATCGATATCCTCAAGCATCGAGGCTTCGATGTGACCGAAGTGCAGTTCGGAGCCAAGCCCCGCAACCCCGACTACGCCAACAAGCGTGCGGAGATGTGGTGCAGCATGAGGGACTGGCTGAAGGATGGAGGTTGCATCCCCTGGAGCGACGGAGACCTAGCATCCGACCTGCTGAACCAGACCTACGGATATCGAGAGGATCACTCGAACGCATTGATCTTGACGCCTAAGGCTGTGATGAAGCGTGAAGGGTTGCCGAGTCCAGACAATGGAGACACGCTCGCTGTGACCTTTGCCGAGATCGTCGCACCGGTTACACAAGTTTCTAAAGGCATGCATGATGTTGACACCGCGGATACAGAGTACGAACCTGCCTGGGAATAGGGGGAAGACATGCCGGGACATCCAGAAGGTGAAAGTCCACAGGGCGGTTCGCTGCAAAGCGGACATCGTCCGCGTCATCTCATCGATATTTTAACTGACCCTCACCTATCAACTCGCGAGATCGAGGCCGAAGCGGGCATAACGCTGAACCCTGGTCAAGGCGAGGTCAGACTTCAGGACTCGGGGCAGATCGTTCCAATCTCCTCCGAGATTAGCAACCCCGGCACGGACCTCGTAGGTGGCGGGATCAGCGGCACGAACCTGAACATCCAACAGCTGACTGCACTTCGAGGGAGTGCAGGCAATCCAGAGTCTGCCGCTCGCATCGATCAAGAGATTGCAAGACTGGAGCGGGGCAGCGCTCAACGCGCGGTGCGTGTTGCGAGTAGCCGACAGTCTCAGAAAAGCACCAGAGCGGTCAACCAACTCGTATTCTCCGGTCGAAAGAAAGCCCGAGGCAGCAGCGTTGCTATCCCACGCGCGGGTGCGTTGCTAGGCGATGACGACCGAAATCGGTTGCTTCTCTAGGATGCCTAACGTGGCCGCAGAACTTTTGCTGCGGGCCTTGCGAGTATGTTTGGGAGATTTTCGATGACGAGACACCGCAGTCCAGGTTATGGTAGCGTCAAGACGAGCAAGCAGCGCGCGCGCGAGGCGCGCGCAGAAGCTAATAGCCTAAGAAATGTACTGCAGTTGGGCGATGTCGCGGCTACGACCCAGATAACCGGACAGGATGGTGGACCGAGCTTTCAGAGTGGAGCGGGTCGTAGTCTTTCCGCAGCGGAAGAGAACCTGAACATTTTGGATGCGCGCATTGCCGAAGGAAACCTTGGTCCGCAAGGCGTTACGGGCGGCATGCACCAAGGCCCCAGCGGGTCCACTTTTTTTCAGGACATAACCGCTGCCCAAGGTAATGCACAGCGGCTCGTCCAAGATTTGCGTCGTCAGGCGGCCCGACGAGCTGCGCTAGTCGCGAGTAGCCGACAGTCCCAGTCTCAAACCAGAGCGGTCAACCAACTCGTATTCTCCGGTCGAAAGAAAGCCCGAGGCAGCAGCGTTGCTATCCCACGCGCGGGTGCGTTGCTAGGTGGTGACGACCGAAACCGATTACTTCTTTAGGAGACTGCCGTGTGTTCTGCGCCTAACATATCCCCTCCAGAAATTCCACCACCACCGCCTGACTTCTCAGATCAGCAGGCGGCACTCGCGATTGATGTCGAGAGGCAGCGACAGAAGAAAGCCTTCGCCGGTCTGGCGAGCACGATCGTGACTGGCGCGAGCGGCGTGTTGAAACCCGCGAAGACGACTGCGAGCCGATGAGCCTACACGAGGGACTCGCGCATGACTTCAAGGTTGACCGCTTCGAGAAGCGGCGGCGATCTTTGCGGAATGAGTACGGGTCGTATTCGACGCTACACCGCGAGCTGGCTGAGCACTTCCGACCACGTCGCGGCTTCTACTTAGGTGGCACCTCTGATCAGACCAGCGGCGGGGCAAAGATTCACGGAGCCAAGAAGCACCAGAAGGTCATCAACGGTACGCCGCTGCGTGCGAGCAAGAATGCTCAGTCCGGTCTGCAGGCTGGTGTCACCTCGCCCTCGCGTCCTTGGAAGAAGCTCGGTCCTTCGACTAATGACTTCGATGAGGTTCGAGGGGCGAAGGAGTTCTTCGCCGAGACCGATCGCCGGATGGACTACATCTTGGCGAAGTCCAACTTCTATCAGGCAACACACACCGCTTATGCAGACTTCGTCGATCAAGGTGTAGCTGCGATCCAAGTCGATGAGCACGACGACGATGTGCTTCGCTGCACCGTTCATCCTGTTGGGTCGTGGGTCGGAGCGGTGGATGCGGACGGTCGCATCAATGTCTTCTATCGCGACTATCGACCCACCGGTCACGAGATGGCGAGCAAGTTCGGGCTTGAGAATTTGCCGAAGGATCTTCAGAACAAGATCAATCTCGACCCGTACAAACGGCATGATCTGTACAACGCGATCGAGCCCAATCCCTTTTACGGAGGACCGGACCAGCCAGCGATCGGGATAGCCGGGTTCCCTTACATCTCGGTGTGGTGGGTCAAGGGTCAAGGCCGCGACTTCATCAAGAAGCACGGCTACCACGAGTTCCCTGTCTTTGTGTTCCGGTTCTATCGGTCGGACACGAGCGATGTGTATGGCAGCTCCCCCGGTATGGACGTGCTTGGCGATGCGAAGCAACTCCAGCACCAAGAGGGTAAGAAGCTTCGTGCGCTTGACAAGCTGATCGATCCTCCACTACAGGCACCGACCTCACTGCGAAGCAAGGGTGTGAGCTTGGTCCCGGCCAAGGTCACTTACCATGATGGGCCTAACAAGGTCGAGAGTCTATACAACCTGAATCTCCCGCTGCAGTACATCCTGCAGGATATCGAAGCGATCGAGAAGCGGATCGGCGAGGCGTACTTCGAGGATCTGTTCCTGATGATCTCGCAGACGGTCAACCGTCAGGTCACCGCTCGTGAGATCGAAGAGCGACACCAAGAGAAGCTGTTGATGCTAGGCCCGGTGCTTGAGTCCATCTCGGACGAACTGCTTGACCCCTTCATCAATCGAGTGATTGGGATCATGCGCCGCAAGGGCTTGCTGCCGCAGGCACCACCCGAGATTGAAGGTGTAAACATCAAGGTCGAGTACATCTCGATCTTGGCGCAGGCGCAGCGTGCGGTGCAGGTTGTCTCCCTCGAACTGGGGCTGGATTTCGTCGCGCGAGCTGGTCAGATCTTCCCGTCCATCCAAGACCGCGTTAACCCAGATGGTCTGGCGGATGCGTTCTTCGAGCGAATTGGCTTCCCGCCGGAGGCTACGTTCTCGGTCAAGGAGGCCGACGCGGGGCGTCAGCAGCGGGCGCGCTCGGAGGCCCAGGCCCAGAGCATGGCTAACGCTGGGGCTGCCGCTTCGGTTGCGAAGGATGCATCCGCCGCTATGGGGAACGATCCCGACACCATACAAGCAGCGCTCGCTGCGATGGGTGGAGCAGGGGCGGCGGCGGCATGAGCGAAGCGAACGAAGCAGAGATCACCGCTGAAGAAGTGCTGCTCTTGGAATCCGAGGAGAATCGAAATGCAGTCGAGCACCTAGCAAAGGATCCGCGCTTCATCACGTTCATGGCGTATTGGCTGACCTATGCCGGGGAGCTGCCGGATGGCGTGATCGATGAGTCGCACCTGCAACTAGCAAATTTTCAGATTGGTCGGATGAGTCAGCTGAACGATTTCATGTCCAATCTTCAAAGGGTACACAACGCTGCGTACCTCAATATACAGAGTGAGGTAAACAAGTATGGGCAACGAAGACTCCGAGCAGAGCAACGAATCGACGACGGAGCAGACGACTGAAGAAGTTATTCCGGCTGAAGTACAGCCGGGTGAAGAAGCAACAACGAATGCTTCCGATGGTGCCGGTGAGACCACTGCCGCCTACGAACCGTTCAACCTCCCAGATGATTGGGCCATTTCAGATGAAGACAACGCAGCGTTCTCGGACATTGCATCGGACATGGGGTTGGATCAGGACAACGCGCAGAAGCTCGTTGACTTGTTCATTTCAACCAACCAAGCCCGCATGGATACCGAAGCTGCGAACGTCGAACATGTTGATGGCCCCACCGAGTGGCAGGCTGCGTTGCATGCAGACGAAGGGCTTGGGGGCGACAACCTCGCACAGACACAAGCCAACATCGACCTAGCGACTGCGGTCATGGACGCCGACACTTTGAAGCACTTCAAAGAGTCGGGCGCTCACTTTCAAATCCCGATGGCTCGCTTCCTGAGCAAGATCGGCGGGATGATGCAAGAGAACGCAGCGGACCTGGGTGGTGGTGGTGGTGGTTCTGGCGGGGACGGCAAGTCCAATGCTCAACGGATGTTCGCGAACAGCGGGCATCAGTAGGAGATTGAACGATGGCAGCATTGAATGATACCAATCCAAACTATATGGACTGGGCGAAGCGCCTTGATCCAGATGGGAATATCGCGACGATTGCGGAGATCCTCTCGAAGGAGACTCCAATCCTTGACGACATGGTCGTCATGGAAGCGAACGGTGCGCTCTCTCATCGCACCACAGTTCGGTCGGGACTCCCGGCTGGCGCGTGGCGCATGCTCAACTACGGCGTCACCGTCGAGAAGAGCAAGACCCGCCAGATCACAGACGTGATCGGTTCGTTGGAAACGTATGGTGAAGTTGACAAAGACCTCGCCATGCTGAACGGCAACGAAGCCGCGTGGCGGCTGTCGGAGGAACAAGGCTTCGTCGAAGGCTTGGCTCAGACGATGGCGGACACCGTGATCTACGGGAACACCGACACCGACCCCGAGAAGTTCTTGGGGTTGACCTATCGATACAATGACCTAACAGCGACAAACGGTCGCATGGTCATTGACTCGGAGGGTGACGCGGCTCCCACAGGCTCGGACCAGATGTCAATCTGGGGCGTCGTCTGGGGTACGTCTTCGTGCCACATGACCTTCCCGAAAGGATCGACGGCAGGTTTGTCCTTTCAGGATCTTGGTGAAGAGACACTGACCGATGCGGTCGGTGGCTACTACCAGGGGTTCCGCAGCCACTACCAGTGGAAGGCGGGCATGGTCGTCCGTGATTGGCGTCAGGTGACGCGGATTGCAAACCTCGACGCAAGCATCGTTGGCCTCACGAGTGTGAACATCCTTGACCTCATGGTGGACGGCTACAACCAACTCCATCGACCGGGCCAGGGGCGACTCACTTGGTACGCGAACCGCACCGTCAAGGCAGTGCTCGACAAGGAAGCTCTGAACAAGGAGAACATGGCGTTGTCCGTGCAGCAACAGGACAACGCAGGACCGGTCACCATGTTCTGGGGCGCACCCATCAAGCACCTCGAATCTCTCACCATCACAGAAGCAGTTGTGGCCTAAGGAGGACGCATAGCATGATTGATTTCAATCTTTTGATTCAAGAGGACTTTGGCCCCGCCTCGGGCGCGAGTGAGTTCAGTGACGCAATTCGTCTGCGGGGAGCCGCGGGCGAGCTGGTGGATGGTGTTGGAGAGCCCATCGTTCTCAACATTCTGGTGAAGACCACGTTTGTTGGAGCGGGTGGCACGAGCATGAATTTCATCATGGGCACGGGGTCCGTCGCAGGTGGTGGTTCTTTGTCTGGGAACTTCCAGGCGCTTTCGCAGACGGGCGTTATTCCTATTGTGAATATGCCGCAAGGCAAGCTCATGCAGCTCGTCGTTCCACCTTCGCTGATGGTTGCGGACCCGGATGCCGGGTACTTGGGCATGGTGACCACGTCCGTCGGTGCGGTCGGTGGTACGATCGATGCGTGGTTCTCACGCGG